TGCGCCACATCGATTTGCCGCTTGGCTTCCACGGCGTCGCCCATCGCTTCCAGGATTTGCTTGCGCGCTTCGACGCTCAGTTTTTGAGCCTGGGCGGTGTCTGCCTGTAGTTCGCGGCGCATTTGATCCACCTGGATCAATCCCGGAATCGCTCCGATCACGATCCCCAGAAGTACAAACTTCACCGCGCGTAACACGCTATTTTGTGGGTTTTCCATTTTTTCGGCTCACTTTTCAAAGATGTGCCAGATCAATCGGCCTTCCGCTTGCTGAACCGTCCCAAGGTATTGCAATCCTCGTTCGTCAAACTGATGCCCGGTGCCAATCGCGACGAACCTGCGCTCCACTTCGATTTTTGCCCCGTCTGGAACTTGCATCCACAAACAGATTTCATCGAACTGGCACTGCACGGAAAGGAATCGGGCGCCGAGTGGCATTTTGATCGACACTTCGTTACCCGTCATTTTGTACTTGAAAATTCGCATCGGAACTTTTCCTTTACTGGCCGGCCGCTGCGCAGATCGTCGATCACTTCCAGCGCATCGTGCCAGGCGAAGATTTCAAACGGTGCTGCCTGATCGGGCGGCATCGGGTTTTGTGGCATCTGCCGCGCCAGGGCGTTGCCCCATTCGCGGGAGCACCACAGCCCCACGCGGTACAGAATTTGGCGCCCTTCGTGATCCATTTCATACCCACGGTTTCCACTTACTCGGTATCATCAATCTACGGCGCGTTGGGGGCCGTTTGTTTTCAAGATTTCCGATCCGTCTTTCAAAGTCCCACCGGACATCGAAAAAATAGTTCTTAAATTCCTGAAATTGTTCTTCCGATGCCCACTCGCCCGATGTTGCGCCTTCAATCCGTTTTTTCCACTTCCGTAATCGATCCACACGAACCGCGAGAATTAAAACCATCAGCGCGATCCAAAGACAGAACACGATCAACCCGGTAATCATTCGGAAACCTGCGCCCGCGCCAAAACCATCCCGGCAAACGCCGATCTCTTCGCCGTTATGCGGTGGTCGAAGTCGGCGGCGCTGGCTTGTCGCCGTACCCGGCGGGGACGCCCGTCACGATTCCCAGCCGCTCGAGCGCGCCCGCCGTCGACGCTTCCGGAGCCTTCGGCGGCTTCGCGCTCGTCTCGCCAATCAACAAATGTTCCTGTCCCTCTTCCGCGCTCTGCAGCCGGTTCACCAGCGCCACGAAGCGAATCCCCTTCTCCGTGGTGCCTTCCCAGACGCGCAGATTCAGCCCGTTCAAAACCAGTGTTTGTGTGGTGCTCTCGATCGTCGCTTTCATTCGTCCCCCTAACAAGTTGAGAGTTGACAGTTGAGGGTTTAGAGTTTTGGCTCTCTACTCTTGACTCTCGACTGTTGACTAAAGCCTTTTCCTGCCGCTGAAACCACTCGTCCGCCTTCCAAACTAGGTCATGCCCGATCCGGAGAAACTGTTTCCAGGCCCACAGTTGAATTCGCGCCCTCAAGTTGAGTTTCATTGTTCGAGCTCGCTTTCCGCCTGGCCACTTCTTTGTTGAGCACGTCCCGGATCCACCACGAAACCGATCGCGAATCGAGCGCGGCAATCTGCCGGTACGCTTCCCGCTCTTCCGGCTTGGCCGATATCGTCACGTAAACCCATTCGCCGCTCGGAGTCTTTCTTGGTGTTTGCTCTTTCTTCGCCATCTGTTTTTACCGCCCCTTACCGGGGCTTTCTCGCTCTCTTGCCAGGCAGGGACAGAATACGCGATAAAATAAGAATTGTCAATAACTATTTTCAGTTATTTTATAAGTGCCGAATTTTGACGGGGTTACGTAGAAAGAAAGAAAGAGAAAGTAAGTGAACTGCGCTCTCCACAGCCACACTGTTTTTATCGTGTAGTTTTTGCATTGTCATTCGCAGGGGGGGGTGAGGGAGAGAAACGCGGGCAATAAGCCCCAAAAAAACGCTAAGACACACAGAATCACACACATCCCAAATGCCCACTCAAATGCCCACAAATGCCCAAAAAGCCCAAATGCCCAACGCCCTTGGGCATTCCGAAGTGATTGTGTACATTGGCGTTAAGGGCTAAATGCCCACCTCTCCCACCCGCTACGCGCGCGCGTGAGGGTTTTCCGCACACTTCGCCGTTTGTTTGCTACCGGGCATTTGGAACGATGGGAAGGTGGATTACTCTGCGAAGGATGAACCGGAGTAGATGGCCAGGCCGCCGCGGCCTTTTTTACCGCCAGACACTTTGTGGATCAAGCCCTGCTTTTCCCATTCCTTGATCCGACGCTGGGCGCTCGTGCGGGAGATTCCCATCACTTCGATCAATGTGCGAATGGTCCACTCGGTGTCCATCTGGTGCAGGGCGTCGGCCAACCCTTCGCCGTCCTCGAGCGATTGCAGAACCACAGGGTAGGGCGACGCCAGATCGAGCACCATGCGCATCGGCTCGGCGCTCGCGCCTAGTTTATTATCCACTTCGATTTCCACGTGGCTGACGTTGCCGGTCATAGTTTTCCTCTTGAACTGGATCATCACGTTGGCCCAACCGGGGAAATTGTAGCTGCCGGCGGCGGCGTTCATCAGGTCCGCGTCTTTCTTGTTTTCGTGGTGCACCAGCACGATCGCGGCGCCGGTAACGTCCCGCATGGCGTCGATCGTCTCTAAAAACTTTGACGTGTCGGTGGGGCTGTTCAGGTCGCCGTGGCCCTCGAATATCCGGCGCAGCACGTCCAGGACGATCATATCGGCCTTAAATTCGAGGGCTTGCTTCACCAGCTTTTTGCACCACTGCGGCGTGAAGCCCGTAAAATCTTTGCGCTTCACCACCCAGACGTTGGCGGGATCGCAATTCATAAACTGCGTGGTGGTGATAAAATCCCGGATGCGTTTCTGCACTACCTCTTCGGGATCCTCTACCTGCACCAGCATGGTCTTGATCGGGCGCTTCACTTCCAGCTTGCCCATCGCTTTGTCGCTGGCCACCGTGGCGGCCAGGGCCAGCCCCGTGGTGAAAAAACTTTTCATCCGGTGCGGCAGGGCCACGATCATCACCGAAGCCCGGCGGGGGATCAGCCCTTCGATCAAATGCTCCTGCGGGGGGAATTCCATTTTCAGGAAATCGAGCAGCGAGCTGCCCAGATGCCCGTTGCCGTTTCCGTTGCCGTTTGTGGGCACGATGGCGTTAGACTCGATCGAGTTTTTCAGTTCCTCTTCCAGATTCTCAATATCCCACGAGCCATCGAATGCGCGCTTCTGGATGAAATCCGTTTCCTTGATCAGCTTCCGCAGCCGCGCCTTGCCCTGCACGATGTCCGCGTAGTGGCCCAGATTGGCGATCGACGGGCGGCCGTCCATCAGCGCGGCAATGTAGGCGGGGCCGCCGGCGAGCTCCAGCGTCTTGGCATTAGAAAGCCAATCGATCACGTGGATATCGTCCATCGGCTTTTCATCTTCGTGCAAGGCCAGGATGGCGTCGTAAATCTTTTTGTGGTTCACGTGGTAGAAAAAATCGGGGATCAGCTTATCGGCCACAGAATCGAGCGCGGCCACCGCATCGTGCGGATTGAGGGACGACGCCACCATGATTCCGCCCAGAATGGCGCGCTCGGCCTCGATGTTGTTGGGGAGTTCGGGAGCGGTTTGCGCGGCGGATGCGGACGTGCGGGCCATCAGGAAACCGCCGTCAATCTGGATTGGGGTTTGTAGCAGCGAGCGATCCATTGCGCGAGAGGGAAGGGTATCTTGGCGATCTCGGCGGACGCGGCCTTGCGCGCTTTACTTTTACTGCCGTGCTTGCCAAGAGTGTTTTTCCCCAGTGGCTCGCCGTTCGGCCTGAAGCCTTTTACACCTTCATTCTCAGCCGGATTCGTCCAGTGCCCTTTCGGCGCGTGTGGCATGCCCTTAGTCGCTTCCAATCGCCAGTGCGGAGAAGTCTGGCCCGTCTCGGCGTGACGGCTCCAATCCTGCCCCTCGCTTTTCGTTCCGTAGAATCGTCCTTCGTGTTTCGAGTTTCCGAAGAACCATGAAGTCGCGCCCGTACCCGGAGGCGTTTCAACGAGCGGTACGTGCTGCGATTTGCGGCAGCGTAGCGTCAGCGGCATGAGCGCGGGCACGTCGCCCCAGAGATAATACGAGCCGAAATGCCAGCGCGCGCGACCGACCCATCGCTGCGCGCCCCCAACGTTTTCCACGATGAGCGGAATGTATCGCCCCGCCGCTTCGCTCGCTTCGCGCTGGATGCGGAAGCAGGCGTTGAACAGTTCGATGAAGTTGTGCGGAGGGCCTATCGCATTCAGCGCCTTGGCGCGTTTCCACGGCATCGCGCGGTAGCTCGGCTCCTGGCACGGCGGCGAAGCCACAATCACGGCGGCATCTTTCAACTGCGAGCCGTGGATGCTGCGCACGTCGCAGATGAAAAGCTCGCCGGGATAGGTGCCCGTGCCGTAGTCGTGCTTTTCAATGTCGTAGCCGCGAACGCGAAAACCTTCGGAAAGAAAACCATCGGCCCAGCCGCCGAGGCCGCAATACAAATCGTCGCAAACGGGAAGTTCACTGCCGGAAGAAAATTGGCCTAATTTTTCCATGTTTGCCAGGTCTGAAATCGGGGCGCTCTGGAACCTGGCAAGGTAGAGCGCCCCGATCCCCCTCTAGAAAGCCTCGGCGCGGTGACGCTCGGGCGTTCCTGCTCCGGTGCATTTTGCGCCCGGTGAGGGCGCGTGCTGCGGAACGGGGATGAAACTACGGTACTCACAGTACGGAGTCAAGGGAGAATCGGCGGATGTGTCCAAAGAGTTTGTGGAAAAGATGTGCGGAAGTGGAAAAGCGAAGAAAAATCAACGGCGGACTTTATTCTGGCAGCGCCTTGCCGGCGCTGAAAAACAAACGGCCCGCGCGATGGTCGAACCACCTACGGCGCGGGCCGGGACAACAAAGAGGCGTTGCTTTCCCCTCACTAGCTGTTTGGCCTATCCGTGCACCATTCCCCGTGTGGAGTCTGGCACGGCGAATCCTATCTCACGCGGACATTTTTTTCAACTTGGAAGTTTTTCCGCGCGATGCCCTCGCGACCTTCATGCGCTCGGCCTTCTGTTGGACGGCCTTTAATTCCGTCTCGCTCAATTTCCACAGGTAGCCACTTTCGCCCACGATGCGCACGCCGATCCGCAGCCCGCCGGCGAGCGCGTATCGCTGCGCCGTCACGAGCGTGACTTTCTTGAATTTCGCCATGCTCACTTTCAGCGCGTGCCCCGGCTGCGACGCCTTGACCGCGGCAAATAGTTTTCCGGCGGCTTCGTTGTAGCGGGCGTTTGTGGGGACTTCGGACATCGAAACGAAGGCGTACCCATCGGTTTCCACGCTCGCGGCTTTCGGAACCATACGGGTGTGGTGCTGCAAACATTTCGTCTCGCCGTCGACGGCGTAGTACGCGCAGCCTTTCTCAATGCATCGTGTGGCCATGTTCTTTCTCCTCCAATTAAACGACGCCGCCGGACGCAACGGAAGATTTTTCCGATACGGCGGATTTCTCCGCGGCTTCGGCCTCTTTTGCGATGCGCAGAAAATCCTCGATGATCTTTGGCAGGCGCGGGTTATCGGCCACCTGCGTCAGAATGTCCACGCCGAAGTATTGGATTTGCGCGTCGCGATTCTTAAACAGGCCCAGCAACTGTTCCGCTGAAAACTTTGTGAGCGCGTCCAGGATTTCGGGCCAGGCGTTGCGCAAGTAGTCGTACATGTCCTGCCCGTCGGATTCGGGATCGTTGATCCCGGCCACCAGCCGATGCAAATGGGATTGCACGATGATGCCTTGCGCCACTTCGGGAGAAACGGCGGCGCTCGTGGCCGCGGGGGAGGGAGACGGATTCGCTCCGCTCACCGCAGGGGCGGCCGTGGCAATGGGAGAAGCTGCCGGCATATCGATCACATTGGGATCGCTGGCGCGAATTTCGCCGCGCTGCAATCGCACCGTGCGTTCCTGCGCTTCGGAGTTCAGGCGGAATTCGTGCAGCCCGCCCACCAGCCGATCCACCAGCATCGGCAGGTTATTCGCGAACGTGGCGGCCAGGTCCGCCTTCGGCGCGCCGCCGAGCAGCCCCGCGGCCTTGACATCGTTGATCAGCTTGATCGTGCTTTGCAGGGAGTTCGATTCCGGGGGATTGAGCAGTTTCTGAATCGCTGCGGTCATAAAACTTTGCATGAGATCGTTCATGGGATTCGGTGCGGGCACCCCGATTCCCAGAATCTCTTTCGCGTTGCGCAACGTGGCCAGCGGGTCCTGCGTTTGAGGCATCTGGGCTTTCACCACTTCAATGGCCGCCAGAGTCGCTTTGGTCATCACGTCCATTTGCATCTGTATGAACTGAGGATTGGCGTACATGCGCATGGCCTCGATGGCCACGGAGTCGGATCCAGAGGCAACGCTGCGCGGTACGCTGTTCACGATCGGTGCGCCCTCGAGCTCTACTTGCCATTTTGCAACCAGAGTATGCTTTTTCGGCGGTCCCAGCATCCATAGGATGAATTTTCCCCCACCGAAACGCGCTCGAATATCTTCCTCACTGAACGGCCCGGTAAACACGTTGTCGACTGGGGCGGCACCTTGCTCCCATTTTTCGCCGGCGCGGTACACGCGAACCAGATGTTCGGCCCATTGCGCCTGCGTCAGCTTATTGACGACGTTTTCCCACGAGTCGGAATAAAACTTCGATGGCTGCGCGTCGGAGTCGGGGTCCCTCGGCGGTAAGACTTCAGATTCGATTGTTTTCCGAAAACGCGTGCCGGGAGCCGGTTGAGTCATCGTAGCCACTTAGATCCTCCATTTTCGTACTTAAATGCGATGGGAACGCAATATTTGCTATCGGCTTTCTTTTCATCGATCTTGTCAGTCTCGCGCGGAATCTCGGCGGAATGTGACGATCGTAGCGCGTTGAGCACTACGATTGCGGCGACTACTGCACCAATTGCCATATGCTTTCCCCCTTTCCAGTTGCCTAGTAAAGCACACGAAAAGCCCGGATGTCACGCATACATCCGGATGTTACATCCGATGGAATAACGGGTGTTTACATCCATGATGTTCTTTCGCGCCGCAAAAAGTGCGTGCATGATCGCGCGCATGGGAATTTTTCCACTCGGCGATTCTTCCGGGCTTTTATTTGCCGCGCCGCTGATGGGCGGCGACGATGGCACGGCGCAAACCGTCGCGGTGCTCCGCAGTTTGGTGGATGACGCCTGGAAAGACCCCTTCGTCAACCGCACGGCCATCGAAATCATCCGCAACGCCGGCGCGCAGCCGCACGATTCGCAGGCGCAAATCGCCGCGATCTACGATTACGCGCGCTCGTTTTATTTTGTAAACGATCCCATCACCAAGGAAGCCGTGCGCCCCACGCGCGAGCTTTTGAAACTGAAAGCCGGCGACTGTGACGATATCAACGCCAACGTCCTGCCCGCGCTCCTGGGCACCATCGGATTTGAAACGCGGCTCGTGACGGTGGCGAGCGATCCGCGCATGCCGGATTATTTTTCGCACGTCTACTGCGAAGTGTTCATTGACGGCGAATGGTATCCCCTGGACGCCGCGCGCCCCGGCGCCGTGATCGGCGTGGCCCCGGATCGTTTTTACCGTCGCATGTGGTGGAGCCTGACCGACGATTCCCACGAGGATTATCCCGGCGACGCTTCGGGCACGATGGCCGGGTATCGCCCGCAAACGCTGCGCGGGCTCGGCAGCGTCACTTCAGATGTGGCCGCGATTTTGACGGACGCGAGCGGGGCGCTCAAATCCGTGGGCGGGCAATCGGTGCAGCCCGTCGTACAGCCCGCGATCGGCCCGGGCGGCGCCGCGATGGCAGTACCGCAAGCGGCTTCGTTCCTATCGACGCCCGCCGGGGAATTGCTTTTCCTTGCCGCGGTGATTGGCAGCATCTGGTGGCTCGCGAGCGAATAATGCCACAACAAATTCAAATGCAAGAAATCTGCCAACCGCAGTTCGACACGATTTACTTGCCATCAAGTCTCGCCGGGAATCATTGCACAGGATTCGTCTATCCGCAGGGCCAACAAGTTTTGCTCAAATATGGCATACACGTAAAAACGGAAAACGATACGAATATCGTTCAGCCGGCGATGTTGCCAGCCCTTCAATCATTTGTGATTGAGGGGATCGAATGCTATTTCGTGGACGATGAAGGAATCATCCCCGCGAAATCTCGCTGGTATGCCGAATCCACGCTTGCCGTCTTTGTCGGATCGAAGTTGAAGTGGCAAGGCCCAATCGCGAAATGCGCAGCGATGGCTTCGATCATCAACATGGAAAAAGAAGCCCTGCTTTCCAAAGAAGATTTTGACGAGCTCCGCGCTGAATCGAAACTTCAAACGCCGGTCGAAATCCGCCAACAAGAATATTTTAAAGTGGAAGCGAGTTTTACGGATTGGTGCATGGCCCGTTGGGAGAATCGCACTGCACCATCGAAACTGTGCGTTTTCCTGAATGGGCTTTTGCGAGTGCCGGAATATTGAAAATGAGCTACGCACTCCTATCCACGCGAAACGCTAACGGACTCCGCCCCGGATTCCGAGGCCTCGGCTTCCTGGGTGATGCGTCCACTCCACTTTCTCCCACCGACGCCTTGAACGCAGCGATCAAGGCGTATTCCAATTTCCATGTGAATCCGAATATCCTTGCGCCCACGAGCGCGTGGTTCACCGCGGCGGAAGCGGCAATCTCAAGCGCCGCGATCGACGTGACCGGCGGCCTCGGCCCGAATTGCGCGGGGCAAACCGCGCAGCCCATGAATCTTTTGGCCACGGCCAGCGGCATGGCGCTGAGCACTGCGACGGCTACCACCGGCGTGCTGGCCAGCAGTTCCGTGGCGCTGATCCCTGCGGCGGCCGTGCCGATCGTGGGATGGATCGTGGCCGGCATCGGCGCGATTATCGGCCTGATCGAAGCGATTTTCCGGCACCACGCGCAGGCCGTGGCGCGCGATTTACAGTTCGGCTGCTCCGCGATCCCCGCGGTAAACAACGCGATGGCCGTGATCATCAAGGGCGTGCAGGACGGAAATATTCTGCCCTCGGATGCGGCCAACTCCCTGCAGGAAATTTATTCGCAGTATATGAGCGCGGGCGGCGCATCGGGCGGGCAGAATGGCCCCACATCGATTCCCAGCGGCGGCACGGCGATCAACGATTCGCCGTACTGCAACTCGAATTGCGAATTAGGGATCATCGTCCTGGGGATGGTCTATTACTGGCAGGGGCAATTCCAAGCCGCGGCGGCCACCGCGGCAGAGCAGGCCGCGGCCACCAGCGCCACGAGTTCGCAGGGCGGCTCCACTGTTCCGGAAGTTGTGGGCGGCGTGCCTGTGCCTGCAAATATTTTTTCACAGATTCCCGCATGGGGCTGGATCGCGCTCGCGGCCGCCGGCGCCTGGATGGTGGCGGGATGATTTTCACGGGTCACGAGTCACAAGTCACGAGTCACTGAAAAATGGCTTACGCGCGCCTATCCACGAAAAACGGCAACGGGCTGAATCCGAATTTCCGTGGACTCGGCGCGTACGGCCTGCTTTCCACGCGCAACAAAAACGGCATCAGCCCGAACTTTCGCGGCCTCGGCGACACGCCGTTGACGAATATTTCCTTTGGTCCCGGCGGGCAGTTCGCCATCAGTACGGCCACCACGCCCACGCAAACCAGCATTTTCGATCAGATGCTTACGTGGATGGGGCAATCGTCGCTTCTGCCGGGGATGCCGAATTCGATTTTCGTGATCCTCGGCGGCGCGCTACTCGCGGCCAAGGTTTTCGGGGGACGCCGATGATCCGCCCCGTCCTGATGGCCGTGATCTTTCTTTTGCTTTTCACGTGGGCCGCAAAAGCATGGTCCCCAACGATCCGGCTAGTCGACCAAACGGATTTGGAAGGGACAGACTGCTGCATCCTGCGCGTTTACTGTGACGGGCCGCGTGGAAATATCGTCTACGTTTCTCATTCCATTGGCGCCAGTTCACCTGGCGTTGCGGCGCTTCATCAGCCCGAGGTGTGCAAATAGATGTACGCGCAACTGGATTCTCCGCTTCCCGGACTCACCGTTACTTCGACGGGCGAGCGATGTTGTGGCATGCGCGGCTATCAGCCGGGCGCGCACGCGCTGCTCGGCATGCTGGGCGACGATCCCGTGGTGATCGATACCACGTCCACGGATCCCGGCAGCCTCGTTCCGCCGGATACTTCATCCGTTTCGCCGATCATCGATCTCACGCCGCCGATTTTTTCCACGTCCGATCCGAGCGCCTTGCCTCTGCCGAATCAACTTTCGCCGGCGCTTGAATCGATGTATCCCTCGAGCGTGGGCACGGAATTCACCAGCAACGGCGATGGCAACTATACGAACATTCAAACGGGGCAGCTGGTGCCGTACTCGATCGCGGAGCAAGTTACCGCGGCCACCACGGGCGCGGCCACGGCGGCGGTGGATACGACGGCCACGGGACAGAACATAAACATCACCGATCCGAATACCGGCGCGACGTCCACGATCAACACGAATAACCTCACGACGGCCGCGCAGGCGCTGCAAGCCGCAGGGCAACTGGTGAATGCCGCGGGGAAACTGACGGCGCAGGGCCAAGCGCTTCTGGCCGGCGGAAATCTTTACGCCGCGCCGCCCGCAACGGGAATTTCCGGCGCGATTTCTTCGCTCACGTCGTGGATGTCCGGCTCCACTTTGTTTCCGGGCATCCCGAATATGGCTGTGCTCGGAATCGGCGTTGTGGCGCTGATCGCGCTTCCATCGCTCATGTCCGGAAAAAAGAGGCGCCGATGATCGACGCCAAACTGTCAGAAGTTCCGAAAGTGGGAGCGATAGGGCGCTGGCGGTATCGGCTTAAATTCTGGTGGGATTTCTCAACTTTGAAATTCTACCTGTGCCTCGTGATTCACCGAAGGTATCGTTGGCTTCCGGGGAATGTTTTAGAGAGCGCGTGCGAAAAATGCTTCGATCAGAGCAAATGGCGGAAGGGAATCGATTACCGATGATCGCCGTCAACGATCCTCGGCTGGGAGCCGCGACGGCGCGATCGATTCAGCCGGCGCCGGTGATTCGCTCCGTGGCCACGCCCTACGTGGCGCCATCGTCATCCGCTGCGCCCACGAGCGCGCCGCCGCAGCCGTTTCCCGCGCCCGTTCTTTTGCCGATGCAAACTACGGTCCCGCCGGAACAGCTTCCCGTGCAGGTGCAAGGCCCCATCGCCGTGACGGGCGAAACCGTTTCCACGTCCGGATCGCCGGGCGGGCTGCCCGTGGAGCTAACGAACATCATCGATCCCGTGACGGGGATTTCCTATTCCGGGTATCTCACCCCGGACGCGCAAACGCTGTATCAATCGGGCTCGCTTTTGACGGGCGGAAATCAACTCACGACGCAAGGCTCGGCGCTTGCCGCGCAGGGCGATCTGATTTCCGGCACGCCCGCGCCCACGGCGGCCCAAATCGCGCAGGCGCAGCCCGCCGCGGCTGCCGCTACGAGCGCGGCACCCACGACGGACGTTTTCTCTGAATTCGAGACGTGGCTTTCGGCGCAGACGTACTGGGCCGGCGTGCCGAATGGCGCGCTACTTGCCGGCGGCGTGATTGCTCTAGCTTGGCTGATGGGCGGAAGGAAAAAACGGCGATGATTTTCCCTAACCATCCCGCATTTGAAGAACTTCGCCCGGGCATGGGGTACCAGCCCGGCGCGCACGCTCTGCTCGGATACCATCCAGGATCGACGCTGGGATCTTTTTCGCCCTCGATGGAAAACGCCGCCGTCGACGCGGGAATTTCCACGAGCGACATCGATCTTTTGAATTCCCTGGGCGCCACGGATCAGGATTTGACGAACCTGATCAACGGAAACGTAACGCTCTCGCAACTGTACGCGCAGTACGGCGTGACGATTCCGCCGGCGTCGACGGCCACCGCCAACACACCCTCGGCAACTCCAACTCCAGTAGCGACGCCGGGATATGCGGCCACGCCGGCGGCGCCCGTTGGACAGCTTCCCACCGGCAGCCAATTTTCTTACACCGGCGGATGGTCCCCGATCCACGGCTCCGTTTCCGACGTGCAAGCCGCGCTCAGTTCTAAATTGACGGCATCCGGAATGCAGCTTTTGAGTTTCAATTCCACCGGATCGTCGCTTCTGGGCGTGGGCACGGCGGGATTCACCGCCACGATCGCCGTTACGGGCGTGGGCTTCGCGCTGCTCACCGACGCGCAATCCATCGTGGTGACCATCGTCCAAAGCGTGATCGGCAGCGGCAACTTGACCACGAACCAGATCGCGCTGATTTCCACGCCGTCAACGCCGGCGGGCACCGTGGCCGCGGCGGCCACCGATCCGCTCACGTGGTTTGAGAATAACGCGATCTACATCGCCGCGGCGGTCGGGGCTTTGGTTTTGCTGAACAATTTCACAGGAAAACGCCGATGACTTCACATTCGGGAAAATCGCATCATCCAGCGGCGCATGCGCCGCACAAGGAGAAAAAAATTATGGAAGCGACAGATTTTCAGCCGGGCGATGCAGTACTCGTGCCCGTACTGGGCGAGGAAATGGAAGGCGTGGTGCGCTCCGTGCAGACGCAGAAAAATCTGGTGGACGTGCAGGTCTACAAGCAAGGGCACTTGAAGCACTGCCAGACGATCGCGTTCCCGCCGGAACAGGTGAAGGCGCGCGGCGAGCACGAAAAGGCGGCGTCAGCCTAAACGCGAAAGCGCCCCTTACCGGGGCCTTTCGCTCCAAGAGCCATCATGCGAGCACGAAAGAAAAACCCGGCGGAACTGGTGCTGATGAGCGCCAACCCGTCAGAGCTCGTCCTGATGGGCGGGAATCCCTCTTATGTAGGGAGGGCCACTCATGGGGCCAAGCGATATATTTTTGAGTATAAGACTTCATTCGGTAAACGCTATTACAGTTTCGATGGTGGAAGGAATTGGCATAAATCCAAAAGCGAGGCTTTCCATTCAGCGAAAAATGCTGGGCGATTGCAACAAGAGGGAACGATACGTCAGACGATTGCCAATCCTTCCAGCGGCCTCGCGGGCGCTTCCCAAGTTTACGAAGAGTTTCACGGCGAGCCGGGCAAGCATGTGGACACCTACATCGAGCCCGAACCGCGGCCCGCGAACCTTGGCCAGCTTGGCGTGCTGGTGGAACTGCAGGTGAAGCGCGACGGCGGATGGAAGTGGGGCATCCTCGATTTCACGGGCAAGGGCGTGCAGGCCGTCGGGAACGTGGGCCACTCCCAGATTTATTTCGTGGGCGGCGATCAAAAAATCACGCGCGGCCAGTTGACGCATCTGGGCGTGGACAACTCGAAAGAAATGCTGGACCTGGGCGAGTGCATGGCCATCGCCTATCGCGCGAAAAAGATGCACGTCGACGGCATCGCTTCGGATTATGAGCACAAGTTTGGCGACGTCACGGGCCGCCGTCCCCGGCTCATGTACGATCGCCGCGGGCCGCAAGGGCGGCTGTTTCTGGCGGGCGGGGAATACACCATCGAACCGGAAGGAATCGTGAACTAGTAGAGATACCACCTGACGACGACATGTCTGGGGCGGTGCGTGAAGGGCAAGCCGTGTAGACGGCACGCACCGCTGCCAGGCAACCGGAAAAGGGAAGGGAAGAGGAAAAGATGCTGGCGGGAACGGATCACGGAATCAGCAAGGAAAATCTGGTGCGCGGCGCTGCCAAGGACCTGGAATTTTCCTTGAAGATTAAGCGCGAACGCATCGCCGCCGGGCCCGGGCGCGGCTACAACGTGTTTGGCATGATCGAAACGATTTATTTTGAGCCGGACGCCGATTGCCGGATGCCGCTGCACAAGGCGGCGAAAGTGGGCCGCCGCATCTACTGGCCGGAAGGCGGGCCGTCGATTGCGCGCTCCATCCCCGAAGGCGATCTTTTGATCGCGTCGCGGCTGCCGCTGCGCAAGGGTCTGGCGTGGCTCCCCGATGTTCCGGATGCGGAACGCCCGGAGCAGAATCCCTACCTCGTCGACCAGCACGGGCAATCGCACCTGCCCGAGGGCGAAAAAGAACGCGAAGCGCCGAAGCTGACGCAGCGTTTGGAAGAAATCGCTTCGGCGCGGTTTTTGAATTTCCTGATCTTTCATCCCGTGGCGCAGATCGTGTGCGTGACGGCGGGGCGCGGGGCCACCTGGGGCGCGCTCGGCAGCTACAAGATGCCGATTTCGTCGCTCTCGAGCTTTGACGGGACCAAGATGGCGCTCCTCGTCGATCCCTATACCGGCGAAATGTTTTTCAAGGGCGGCCGGTACGACCTGGGCGATCAAATGGATCTGAACGCGGTGCGCAGCGATCCATCCGTCGCGCCGCGCGTGAATTTGGGAGTCGGACAAATATGATCGTCCGGCTCGTCAATCCGACGTATGACGCTCGCCGGCGTCATCGCGTCCGCAAGGAAAATCACGGCGGGGAAGGAGGATTTATGGCACATCACAGAAGGCGCAATCCCTTTGCCGCGGGCAGCATCAACAAACTTGCGGTGAAGGTGGCCGGCGCGCTCGGCGGTGCGGTAGCCGCTTCCGCCATTCCCAACATGGTCAGCCCGTCGATGAATACGGGCTGGGCAGGCGTGGGACTGGCCCTCGTCGTGGCGTTCGGCGGCGCGTACCTTTTGAAAGGAATGTCCGAAGACCTTTCGGAAGGCGTGCTGATCGGCGGATCGGTGCAGGCCGTTTCCCGGGCGATTACCATCGTCACGGGCAAGACGCTGCTTACGGCTTCGCTCGGCCAGTACGGACCGCTCAACTTCACGATCCCGACGCCCGCATATTCGGCTGGCGCACCGGCGATCGCCGCGTCCGCTTCCAAGACTGGACCATCGAAGGGCAACGGCACGACAGCCGCCGCGGCCGCGATGGGCATGCTTGGACCGAAGCGCGTGTACTCGAAATACGTAAGTTAGAACCCGGCGGGCGCGTTCTGTTTCCGGAACGCTCTCGCCGGCCAACGTACCCGGTTTAGGCCGGGAGAAAGGGGAAAGAAAAATGAAACTCCTGAAAAACGTAAAAAGATTCGCTCATTTGCCGGAACTTTCCGCGCACGAAATCGGCCGGCCCCGCTTCCGCTTGAAGAATATGTTGGCGGCAGGGCTGGGCGATTTCGTCGTACAGCCGGAATGGGATTACTACGGTGTGGCGGTTTCGACGGCGGTAGTGAAGCAAACGCTGTTCTCGATCGTGCAGAACAACAACTTCACCATCACCGGCGGCGCCACCGTGGCGAAAACCCTGCAAATGACGAGCATGGTGCAGCCGAACCAACTCCAGGCCCCAGAACGGATGCTCGTTCGCGGGATCACCTGCCTGTTGGATAACCTCTGCAACCAGACGGACGCCATCAAGTTCGGAAGCCAAACGATCGTGAACTTCTTCATCTCCACGAAGTCGTTCTTTGTGATCGCGCACTTTATGAAGCTTCCGGCGGGCGGCGGCATCTGGGCGCAGCAATTCGGCGCCACGGCGGCCAACACCATTATTGGCCCCGTGGGCAACGGCATGCCCAGCGAGCATCAGGGATTCCGCTTGACGGATCCAGGATGCCCCGGCACGCCCGGCGTTGACCAGTTCCCGGAAATCGACGGCATCTTGATCGCCCAGCAACAGGCGTTCAAGGTGGAAGTCGATCCGACGCTGGCGGCGTGGGCGCAATCCACGGGATTCACCACCAACGCGAACAATACCGTGCCGATCGGCACCGGGATCAACGCGTGGGTGTATCTCGAGGGCCAAAAAGCGCGTGCGGTGCTCTAGTGCAGGAATGCGTAGCTGTTCGGAGTGTCTCGCTGGCTAATTCTTCGGCTAGGGAGACATAAGCCGAGCGGGCAAATCGAGCAGCTACGAATTCCCGCACAGTTTGAAAAACACGATTGCGGGCCATAGGCGCGAAGGCGTGGTGGCCCGCACGCATTACACCGGCTGGTGAAGAGAGGGAATTGCCGTGAAAAAGATTCTGACAGTTTTCGATGCGGATCAATCCGCGCTCGAGCTCGCAAGGAATTTGCCCGCGGCGATGATGTCCTCGCAAGCGCCGGCACTGACGCAGGACCAACTGAACGCGCTGCAAGCCGATCCGCAGATCATGGAGCTTGGTGGCCAGCTTTATATCGCCAAGCTGTTTCACTACATCGTCAATCTGACGCACGCCGGGAACGACACGCAATCGCAATCGTTCCAGATTGATAGCGACGCCGATTTCCAGCTTTTGATGCTGATCGGCAGCCGCACCAGCAACGCGCTCACGATTCAGGTGACGGAGGGCGGCGCCGGCGGGCTGGCCTGGCAGTCCAATCCCGTGAACTTTGACAATTTCGTGGGCACGGCGCAACTGCCGTTCCCGGCGGGGCTGATCCCGCAGCTGATGCCGAAAAAGCGATCGTACAAGGTGACTACGGTCGATTCGAGCGGCAGCGCCAACACCGTGCAGGTGGATTTCTGGGGCTACAAGCTGTATCCCGCGGCAATGGCCGCGCAGCTCGGCGCGCTTCCGTCGCCGTCGTGATCGTAAACGTACACCCGACGCCACGGGCTGCGTTTGGCTGGCCATGCTTTCACTGCGGGAAACCGCTTTTGAAATGCCCGTTGGCGCGATTTGGGAAAGGTAGGCCAAGGCATCGCGCGTGCTGCGAGAAATGCAAAGGGAAAGCAAGTCACTGAAAGGCGGAATCGCGCACATGGAGTGCGCGAGTAAAAAATGATTAACCCGTGGATACAAGGACGAGTGCCCGGCGCGCCGATGAATCCCACGCTGGGCGCGTGGCAGAATCGGCGCAAGCTTGCGTCCGCGGCGTGGACCGTGCCGCAGTGGGCGCGGCTCTCGCTCCAAGGCACGCACCTTTTCTGGTACCAGTTCCCGGAACTGACGCTTACCGCCGGGCAAACGGACCTGACGCGCGTCACCGTTACGGAGGATTTCTGGCTCGTGGCGGTGATGGCGCGCGCATCGGTCGCCAGCATCGGCAATCAAGGCAGCTTCCGCTTCCAGATCACGGAAGAGGAGGGGGCCTACAAATATTCCAAGTACGGGCAGAATCAATCCAACTTCGCGCCCACGGCGCAGGAGCCGGGCCTCGTGCGCATCCCGCATTTCATCGCCGGCGGCTCGCCGGTAGTGTGCAAAATTCAGAATTTGAGCGGCAGCGCGTCCAACATCGTGGACCTCTGCATGTTCGGCTACTCGACTTGGTGGAGAGAGTAGAAAGGCAGTTGAGAGTCAAGAGTTGAGAGTCCAGAGTCCTCTAAACTCCCAACTGTCAACTGTGAACTGAGGGGTTACTCGTGGCTTACGACAAACTATTTGCCGATCCTTCGGACGCCGCGGGCGAGCCGAACGTCACCGACGCTGCCGCATCGTCGATTCGCGGCTCCACGTGGCCGTACAGCCGGTACGCGGATAAGAGCCTCGCGCCGAAAATCATTCTGCGTCCGCCGCCGGCCGCCCCCGCCACAGACGATCCGCTGATTTCCTCGGTGCAGGATTTACAGGGCGTGATGCAGCAGGTGCAGCGCGCCACGCGGCTGATCTCCGCGCCGTGGCTGATCGAGCCGCCGGATTCGGAATCTTTCCATTTCACCGCGGGGATCGCCGTGCCCGCCATCAGCCCCACAAATTACACGGTCGTACTTTCGATGACGTGCCCGCCAGGGCGCAATGGCGTGATCAAACGCATCGCCAACGTGATCGTAGGCGGCGCGTGGAGCGATTTTTCGGGCGATGCCGTCTGGCAAATCGTGCGCAACCCCAGCGCGGGCGTGAATACGGGCGGCTTTGCGGAGCGGAACTACCAGAACATCCTGGCGTCGCTCGGCCTGATCGCCCAGCCTGCGACGATTTCCGGCATCCGCATTTTTGAAAACGATGTGATCCAGTGGGTTTTACGCAACAACGCACTGCCCACGACTCCAAATGCGGGCGCGCTCCTGAGTGGCTATTTCTATCCCAAGACGTGGGACGATCAGTTCGATACGGCGGATACCCCGGTAGCGTGGTGACGATCCGATGGCAAAAAGAAAAATGAACATGCCGAAGGCGGCACAAATCAAAGGGCTGCGCAAAGCGATTGCGAATCGCAGGACGCCGCGCGCCTTTATTCCGTCCATGAAAAAGCGCCTGGCGAAGCTGATGGCCTGCATCCTGTTCGCATTCGTGGCCGCTACCGCCAGGGCTCAGACTCCGGTAATCATTCAGCCTACGCAGCAAGTGCTGGCGACGAATACAGCCTGCACCGGCTCGGCTCAGACTTTCACCGTCAACAATCGAAACCAGACAAGGCATTACGCATCGATCATCACCACGACGGTAACTCAGTTGACGATGGTGCTGTATGGCGTGGATGCGTCTGGCAACCAGTTTCTAATTTCGGATGTCGCAACGAACGGTGCGGTGGCCAGCGGCGCGAACCCTCTGCTAACCGGCGTCGGATACTATCCCACCGTTCAAGTTGTGGTGAGCTGCCTTCCGGCGTCGACGGGATCGTTTACCCTGAGCTATAGCGGGAGCTCGGCGGCATCGAGTGAGAATGCCGGCGGATATCTCCTGACGCAGGTAGACAAAACTCTTCTGCAAGGCTTCAACGCTGGAACGAATACAAATGTGACGTTTCAGCCGCCCTTCGCCAACTCTCTCGGTGATTTAGTCGTCAATTTCAGCGGTACGGGGCCGACCGGCACGACGATCACGATCGCCTGCCTTGCGGCAAGCGAAACGGTGACGGCGCAGCTTTACACGTTCACTCCGTCAACTACTGCGGGCGTGCAGGCGATTCATGTCCCAGCAACGACGTGCCCCGTAGCCGTAGTGGGATACAACGCCGGGACGACGAGTTCGAACACCGTTCGATTGGATTATATTTTCCCGCAGCCGGGCACCGGAATCTCCAATTTCTACACGCACATCACGGGCACGACGGCCACCGTCGTAAAGGCCGGCCCGGGTGTGGTGCATACCGTCGTGGTAGGCACGCCCGCCGCGGGCACGATCAGCCTGTTTGATCTGGCATCCGGAAGCTGTACGGGCACGCCCGCCACGAACGTAGTTTCGGTGATCACGGCCACGTCTACGTTTCCGGCCGCGCCGGAGATTTACGACGTGCTGTTCAACAACGGTATTTGCGTGAAGGCCAGCGCGACGATGGATATCACGGTCAGTAGTCAGTAGGCCCGCCGTCGCCTGCGGCTATGGCGCGGCAGGGAAGGGAAGGGGACGCACATCGAGTGCGTCGGAGAAAAAAGATGCGAAAAATTCTCAGTGTCGCCCTGGTACTTGCCGGGGCGTTTCTTTTTGCGCCCGCCGCTCGCGCGCAGTTCACCACTGTCACGGCCACGGTGCAGGATCCCAACGGCATCCCGTATTCTGGTGCCGTGCTGAATGCTGTGCTGATGGGCGGTACCGGCAGCTACACGCTGAACGGCCAGCCCTATTCCGGAAAAGTCGGCCCCGTGACGCTCGATTCTACGGGCAAATTTACGGCGCAGTTTGGCGATGTGACGCTGATCAGTCCGGGCAGCCCGCAGTGGCAGATCACGGTATCGATCGCGCCGGGCATCCCGCTGCCGTTCGGGACAGGCTCCCAGCAATTCACCTACACGAGCTCCGGCACCACAATCAGCGGCAGTTCGCCCGTAAGCCTCACGTCCGCACTGAATGCGTTAGCACCTAAGCTGACGAACTTCTCCGGGACGGGCACCGGAAGCGTCACCAGCGTGGCGGCTTCGTCCCCCATTGTAGTGACGCCCAACCCAATCACTGCGACGGGCACGATTTCCTGCCCCACGTGCAACGTAAGCGGCGCCACGATCGCGGGCACGATCACTTCGACCCACATTCCGTATGCCAGCGCGGCAAACACGCTTTCGGACATCGCCGGCAGCGCCGTGACGGGATCAACCGGCGCGATCGCGCTTACGGCCGGTGCGGACACGACCAATCCACTGCAGGTAAATTCCCATTCCTCGACGCAATCGATCCCATTGATCGACGTCAACAATCAAAGCACCGGAGGCGCCGGAACCGGAACGCTGGCCGCTCCATTGCTAGTCGAAGGCAAGGGCTATGGTGCGTTCAATCCGGGCGGCAGCACCACCGTCATGGCAATTCAGCAGGAAAGCTCCGCGACGGCCAACGATGCGCTGATCATCACCAATAAACAGGCGGCGTCATCGGGCAGCAGGACTTCGACGATGCAATTCTTCGTACCTGATAACGGCATCGCTGAAATCACTGGCGGAAACGCGGTGGGCGATAGCAGCGGGGTTTACGATGCGATCACCTTCGACGGAAATCCATCCGTATACGGTGCCGCGTCCGTGCCCGGAGGAATGGGAATCTCGCTCATCCAGAATCCCAACACAACTAGCCAAGTTCCCGTGACGATCGGAAATCTGAACGCATCCACCACGGCCAACATGCTGGACATCGTGAATTCGACCCAGAAACTTTCCGGAATTTTAACAAATGGCTGCCTTTACTTCGTAGTGAATAGCGTCACCACGACCAATTATTGCGGGGAAGATGTGGCCGTAATTGATCCTCGCACGTTTGGCGTGAAAGCCGATGGGCATGCGGTATCCGATGCCACCACCACGAGCGGCAGCCCAATTGTCACCTGCCCAAATTCGGATTGCAATTTCACGACCACGGCTGTGATCGGACAGCGCGTGTTTGCAAATAAAGGGTTTCAATCTTGTACCGCCGGCTCTTATATCATCCCGGCCAGCACCACGATCACCAGCATCGACAGCGCGAACCAAATCCACGTAAGCAATAATGCCGCGAACAACTGCACGGCCACGGCGCGGCTCGTCTGGGGCGATGTGGATCAAACTTCGGCGGGAACAGGCCCCTGGCAGAACGCATGGAATGCCTTTGTCTTGGCGCTTACCAGCGGCCCGGCTTTTCTGAAAATCCCCTGCGGCCTTTCTTTAATCGACGCCGGAATCGGCGGCGGATCGCCCTCGCATTCCACCTACATTCCCACCATCGCGGGATGCGGGCCGTCTAGCAGCGCGCTCGCCATCACTGCGGATTATTCGTGGACGGCGGTATCCGTTGGAGCGAATCATACGCAACTCTTCGGTTTTTCCAGTAGTAACAGCTTCGTGGCTCAACCCTACACCCATGATTTCGTAGTGGACGGGTCTGGCGAAAATACGAATTGCCCTGGCTCAGCCGCTACGCTCTTGAATCTCAGTAATCAGTCCTATCTGGCAACGAACGTCTATACAAATAATCTTTGCCCGAACCGCACGAATCTTCTTTGCGATCAGTTGGGTTCCACTTCGGTTTATATCAACATCCAGTCCGATTTTTGCGGACAGCCCTGCATGGCTCTCACCGCTGGCGGTCAACCGACGAATATGTACCAGATGTTTTGCGGAGATTCCAACCAAGGCATGGTGATCACAGGGGCAGGCACAGTCAACTCTTATGGAGGGAGCTACGGTCAATCCGGCGGATGTGGGCAGGGATTGCCAATCGGAAACGGTAGTGCCGTCATTTTCAATTCCTACGGCGAAAATATAGGAACGACGATCAATTTAGCAACAGCGTCAAAGTTCAACGGCTACGGCGATTCGATAACGGCGGTAAATTGCGGGTCTGGTAACGGTGCGTTCACGATGGCGGGAACTTCTGTTGCTACCCTGCAAAATACTACAGTCACTCCCAGCGGCACGACAAACAACGCTTTCAACGGCACTGGGACCGTGAACGTACAGGCAGGCACAGCCATCACTGCCGGATCATCAGCGATTGCACCATCCACGATCGTTCTAAATGTAAACCCGCAGACGGTAGGATCGGATCGCCAGGTGGCCAAGGCTGCGGCGCAAACCGCCAAAACAATCTTCACCGTGGGCGGGCAAACTACGTTTTTCCGCGTGCATCTTTCCGTGGAATGCACCACAAGTTCTGCGGCGGCGACGGTGACGCCCGCAGTGCTCTATACGGATACCTCCGGAACGGCGCAGACGGTGACTGGCACGGCGGCCACATGCACCACGCTGGGCGCGGCCAGCAATACCAGCCAGGATGTAACCTTCCGTGCGCAGAATGCCACGGCGATCCAGTACCAAACCACGATCGCCAACACGCCTACGTACGACATCAGCGTAACCGTGGAACAGCTTGGCCTGAATTGATTTTTCCATGAAACAAAAACTACAATTCGCGGCGTTTCTGATGTGCGGGGTCCTGATCGGAAACCTGATGGGCGGATTTTTTTCCGTGCGCGCCCAAGGGCCGTACCTCGTGGCCAACGAAGTGCCACGCGGCACCATTTTGATGATGCTTTCGGCGTGTCCCGCAGGGTACACGGAAGTCTCCGCCATGAACGGCGCGATGCCTTATGGCACCATCGCCGCGAATGGCGACGTAGGCGGTACCGGCGGATCGAATACCGTGACGCCTACGGGCACGAACGCCACGGCCAGCTTTACCCCGGCGGGATCTAATGCCACGGCCAGCTTTACCCCTGCGGGATCGGTGGCTGCGCCCACGTTCACGGGATCGAGCGGCACAGTGCCCGCCGAGACTTTCACGGGCAGCGCCGGGACGGTGCCCGCAGAGACGGTTTCGTGGCCCGCCGGCGTGCCCACGTTCACGGGCAGCCAGGTGACCACCAGCGCCGTCAGTGCCGGGACGCCGGCCGGGACGAACGGAACCGTCACTACGGGCGCCACCAGCGCAGGGACGCCGGCCGGAACGATCAGCGCGATCACAGCAACGGCAACGGCAGCCCTTACGACGGCGGCAGCTTCCGGGCAAAACACCGCCAATAATACGCACACGCATCCCGCGCCCACGTTTACCGGGAGCGCGATGGGGACTCACACGCACACCGTCCCCGCGGAAGTGTTTACCGGATCGGCGCTCGCCACCCACACACATACGGACACGGCGGCGGGCACCGTGGCGTGGCCCGCAGGCGTGCCCACGAACGGCACAGTGACCTTCACACCCGCCGGAACCAACAGCACCGTGAGTTTCACGCCATCGGGGACGAATTCCGCGCCCGCGTTCACGGGGACGCCGGGAAGCGTGCCCGCGGAAGTGTTTACCGGACAAGCGGGCACGGTGCCCGCCGAAACGTGGACCGGCAACAGCTTCGACAATCGCCCCGCCTTCGTAAAGGTAATCTTCTGTTCTAAAGCCTGAATTCTCCGGTGCGGGCCGCGAGAATGTTGCTATAGAATGACGGAACGAGATAGGTAAGGGTGGGCTGGGGGCCATGTGGTGCCACTTGAATTTCCGCCGAAATGCGATTTCAAGCTAGACGATGGCACCGATTGCCCCATTCCCGCGTCGCACTTCTGGGGTCCGGTGAAATCGTGCTGCAGCCACTTTGAACTGTTCTGCGTGGGCCTGTTGAACACGGACAAGATGCCGGAAAGGCCCCGGCATATCGACATCGTGGAAGAGTACAACCGACAATGCGGCCGGGATTCCAAGATTCCGGGCACGGATTGCAAAAACAGTGACTAGCGAGACACTGACGCTTCTGGGCGCGGCGTTTGGCGGGATCTTTGGCGCGGGCGTGGCCTGGGCCACGATGCGCGCGCGGGTAAACAAAACCGCCGGAGATGTGAACGGCCTGGGGCGCAAGTTCGGGCGGTCGATCGCGTTTCAGTTGCGCGCCCTGGCCGAAGATGAACCGATCAGCAAACGCAAGCTGATGCACCTGGCGGACCTGATCGATCCCAGATAGGAGCGACGATGCACATCCCTTTGAAAATCGCTACGGACATCGTGGTTTACTGGGCTTTCTTCTGGAATGCGGTGTACTTGCTCGCGCCGCCGCGGGAGACGTTTAACTCCCCGAAGTACAACAAGTTTCTGGACCTCGTGAGCTATTACGGCGCGCTGAACATTCGCAGCCTGCTCATGCGGCTCTACGGCGCATCGCCATCCGCCGCGCCGCCGATCCCCACGCTGAATTCCACAACGGTTCCTATTCGCGATGATGCCGCTCAGGGTAAACCGGTTGACTCTACCAAGCCGAAGGGATAAAACGGACGCGTCGCAACCGGCGGCGCAAAGGCGGGTGATGCCCACATGATAAAAATGCACCTGAGCCGACGAAGATTGGGAATGATACGAGTGCTTACTGGGACTGTCCTCGTGGTTGGGCCGTTACTTTTAGCGGCGATAGGAGTAATCACGATGTTTGGTGTAGGCAACTCGAAAACTTCAGTCAATTCCATGCTGTCAGCTCAGAATAGCGAGGCCCTGGACGCCTGCTAAAAGGGAGCCGCGAAAGAGCAGGATTTTTGAGGGGAAAAATGCCCGATCCGAAACAACCTGATGCCATGATCCAATCCGAAAAGATTTTCGACGAAGCGCTGCGCGATATTCGCCTGATCCTGAACAGCGTCCACGCGGACGCCACGCGCGGCGAACGCATCGTGCGCATCGCCTGGGTGATTGGCCGGCTCCCCGAAGGCTTACGGGAATCCGTGATCGCCGAAGCGCAGAACCGCGTGGTCTCGGGCTGGGCCGCGGGCAAATCCCCAACGGACTGGTAAATGCGTGACTTAATCCTTGGCTTTACTTTCGCAGCGCTGGCCGTAGGAGCGCTTCTCTGGATCGTTTACATCGATTGGAAAATGCACGAATGAGGAAAACGCTGTGGACTTTGAACATCGGGAACTACGCTCCGGAACTGTGCGAGCTCACCTATCCGCTGCTCCTCGCCTACGCGCGCAAGATCGGCGCGGATTTCCAGATCATCAATGAGCGACGCTTCCCGGAAATGCCCGTCACGTACGAAAAGCTGCAAATTTTTTATCTGGGCCGTGGGAACGATTGGAACGTGTACATCGATTCCGACGCCGTGATTTTTCCGGATATGTTTGACGTGACGGAGCGCATCCCGAAAAACACCGTGGCGCATTACGGGCGGGACCACTGCATCAACCGCTTCAAATCCAACGCCTATTTCCGGCGCGACGGGCGCAACATCGGCTCGTGCAACTGGTTTGCCGTGGCGAGCGACTGGTGCATGGATTTGTGGCACCCGTTGGATCAGCGAGTTTATTTTGGTCCCTTACCTAAGCCTGAAAATTGGACGAATCCTGATCTAAAAGCAACTCTGGACGAAATTCAGCCGATCGTGATCGAGCGCCAGGCGGGGCTCACCCCCGATCACCTGATCGACGATTACATGCTCTCGCTGAACATTGCGCGCTACGGCCTCAAATTCACCACGGTTCTGGACATCATGCGCGAGGCCAACGATCAGGCGATGTACGCCTGGCACACGCACCGCATGCCGGTGCAGAAAAAGCTGGAACAAATCCGGCAGGGCCTTGGCCCGAAGGGCGCGAACCTGATGGACCTGGACGAATTCCGCGTGTGTAAGGGATTCGACTTGAACGCCTGGCTCGCGGAATACGGCACGGACAGAAAGCGCCCGGTGCAGGTGGAAGATTTCCAGATCACGCAGGATAAATACGGCACCCTTCCTTCGTCAGGGCAAGCGGCTCGCGGGTCACGATGATGGCGGTGCAACTCACTGTTGACAAGCTGGAAGCGGATGGCACGATTCGCGTGCGGCACACCTTTTTCGGGGAGACAATCGAGGAATGCGAGCGATTGCGCGACGAGCACGCCGGCGGCTGCAAGGCGTTCGGCCCGGCGCTCGATCGCAAAATGGTGATCGAGGAAATTGACCATATCGACGATATTCCTGAGTGGTCCGACGATGACGAGGATTGATGTTGCTGCCATTCACTGACGGTTTGATCCGCACGCACCATTTCGATCCCGAAATGGCTTTCCTCGCAGATCGCCACTATTCCCGCCAATCGCCCGGAGCTCGGCAGTTCGCTGGCAATGGAGAAAAGATCGTGCTGCGAGATAGCGCGGGACTTGTTCTTTTCGTTTGGCTCAAGCAACAGTTTCGCGCAGACGGACTCCTCGGATTTAATGACCAGTGGTTTCGGAATGAATCCAGTAGATTGGCAAGTGACATTATTCTAGAGGCTGAGACTTTCGCATTTGAACGATGGGGCGGCGGCGAAGCCTTTACGATGGTCGATTCCCGAAAAATAAAATCCTCAAATCCGGGATGTTGCTACAAAAAAGCAGGGTGGCTATTCGCCGGATATACCCGCGATGGAAAGCACATTTTCAAAAAGCGAGTCACGGCGTGAGCGCCATCCCCAACGCGACGATTCTTACCCCGGCGCAGATTGCCTACTACGCGCAGATCGCCGGGTTTGATGGCCAGGACCTGCAAACCGCCGTGGCCATCGCCCTGGCCGAAAGTTCCGGAAATCCCAACGTGTACAATCCCGAAACGGGCGCATCCGGCGGCACGCCGGCGGGGCAGGGATCCTACGGCCTGTGGCAGATTTACCTCAAAGAGCATCCCGAATTCGCCGCGGATAATCTCTACGATCCGCAAACGAACGCCAATGACGCCTACGAAATTTATTCCACCGCCGGGGGATTCACTCCCTGGGCGACGTACAATTCCGGCGCCTACGAAGCTTACATGGGCGTGGCCGCGCCCGCGCCGCAGCCCGCGATCCCGGGCTTAACGCCCGCCGCCGCCGTAAACGCCGCGGGCGAGCCGCAGCCCGCGGCCACGGGGTATCCATCGATGACGGATTTTTTTTGGATCGGCGGGACGCTTCTGGCCGGATGGGTGCTTTTCTCGCTCTTGGATTAGAACATGCTCGATTTGTTTGGCAATGAGATTCCCGAATCCCCAACGCCAGAACAGGCAAATGGGTACAAAGGGGCCGGCGCGAATCGGGCGCACAGTACCGGCAGCGAATCTGCCGCGAATCAGCGCACCGCAGTAGCAAAGGCCCCTCGCGAATCCGCCGCAAACCAGCCGCGCACGCCGCTCGATGAAATCGAAAAATCCATCATCCGTAAAATGCAGGCGAGCGTCACGTTTGTGCCCGGCAGTTCGCACAAACGATTCGTGCGCGACCTGAATCCGGACACATCGGCGCTTTCGACAAACGGGAGGAACTACCTGGCCTATCTCGCAAACCGCTACCGCCGGCAGTGGATTGCCAGCGCCGAGGAATTCGCATGGATCGTGCAATGGTGCAGGTACGGAGCACTTCCCAAACCGCGCATGGAGTGATAGTCTCCCGCCGTGACGCCCACCGACATTTACAGCCAACTACGCCGCGATGAAGGCGTGCGGAATTTTCCGTACACGGACACTGCCGGAAAGTTGACGATTGGCGTCGGGCGCAATCTGACGGATGTGGGACTCCGTGGCCATGAAATCGAATACCTGCTAAAAACCGATATTCAGGCGATCGGCAGCACTCTTTCCGAGCGGTTCCCTTGGTTTGAAAATCTAGATGAACCGCGGCAAGGCGTGCTTTTGAACATGGCGTTCAATCTGGGCGTGAACGGCTTGGACAAATTTCCTGCGTTTCTGAATGCGTGCCTGCACAGCAATTGGGAAGTGGCCGCGGATGAAATGCGGGAATCCGAATGGGCACGCCAGGTGGGCGACCGCGCCGTACGGCTCTCTTCGCAAATGCGGACGGGCGTGTGGGTCTGAATCGTGCAGCACTTCAAGGAATTCGCCCGGTACGTTTTGCACGATCCTTCCGTGTACGCCCTCGCCGCCCTCGTCCTGTTTTTCGCCGCACTCCTCTACGCAGTGCCGCTGTTTTGTTTGCTGGCGCGGTTTTTGGGCTGGCCGTGGCGGCGGCCGCGACGCTTGTAATCTTCGCGGCCTGGGGCTTTCTGGATTGGGCGCTGATGATCCTGGCGGAACGATGATTGAAAAACTCCAAGCGGTATCTCGCGGGATTTCCGGCGCGGCGTTTGCGGCCTTTGCAACGTGGCTCTTGTATCGGATGGCCCTGGCCTTACTTCATTGCCATGCGGAGCGATAAAACAAACCATGATAGTCCGTCACATGCGCATGCGCGGTTATGAGTGGAGAAATTTCCAGCACGCCGCTCTGGGCGTGATGGCCATGGCGGGTGCATTTGCTTTAGGCGAAGCGGGCGTATTTTTTAAGGAAGCGCGCGAACAGGTCGAACCGATTGCGCGGGACGCGGACATCGCGTTACAGAATGCGCAGGATGCGATCGCGCGAGCCACAGCGGCAGAGGATAAATTGTCGGCCGCCGCAGATCAACAGGCCGCCTACTGGAACAAAACCTCGCTCGAAACCTATAAGACGATGGCGGCGCTGCGGATCACCATCGTGCGCACGGATCAATCTGTGAATGACGTCCTCGTGCCGCGGGTTTCGGCTTCGCTCGATGCGTCCACGGCGCTCGAGCGCACGGCCACGGAAAGCGTGGCAGACACCACGGCCAGGCTGGATGCCACGATCGACGCGCTGCGCCCGGCGATTGCGAACCTCGTGCAAACCTCGGCGGGCGCATCCGCCGCGATGAAAGCGGCGGGAAAAGATTTATCCGATCCGACCATCCATGAGACGCTGGCGCACGTCGACGGCGTGGCGGGCAATGCGGACGCGGCCAGCCGGGATATTGCCGCTTTCGTCCACCGGGAAACGACGCCCGCGCGCGGCACCTGGAACGTGATAAAGTCTTTTCTGCGCGAATTCGCCGGGCCCGCCGCTCAGGTGGCCACGGCGGTAAAGTAGGAGCAAAAATGTCCACAACGCCGTCGTCCCCCACTCCCGCAACGCCGCACGCCGCGTGGTACGCCCGGGCGGGCACGTGGTTTCTGAAAGTCGGCCGCGCCGTGAAGGGCGCATTGTCGAAGATCGCGAGCGACATGCCCGCGGTGCAGGCCGAAATTCAAAAGGTGGCGCCTACGGTGGAAGCCATGAGCGAAATGGTGCTGAAAGGCAGTTCCACGTTTGAGCAGCACTTGCTGGACGTGTGGGGCGTGGCGGCCAACGCGGTAAAAGATGCGGGCGCGGCGGCCGGCGCGAACGGCATCAGCGTGTCGCTCGATCAATCCCTGGTGAACGATATCAAGGGCTTTCTGCCGCAGGTGGAAGCGTACCTTGATCCCGCGGCCAGCCCCGCCCCGCCGCCGAAAAGCGCGTGATTCGTGACTCGTGATTCGTGTCCCGTGAAAATCTAACGCTTCATCAGCGCGAAATTGTGCTGCGCGGCCTGGATGTGCCAGCTCAAATTCAAGCCGGATGGCTTCGTTGCGATAGAGCAGCGCCCATACCGTCTCGCCCTTCTGTTCATGGCGCGCGGCCGATTCCCGCAGCCAATCGGATTCGGTTCGGATTTCCTTTTCCTTGCCTCTTTGCTTCTCGTTCTGTGCTTGCACTGAATCGTTGCCACGAAGTGCTTGCACTGAGACAACAGTCGAAGTGTCCATGAAGCAAGAATGCAGGACGGCACCGGCGAGGGTAATAGAGCGAGGGTACGGGCGGAATGGTACTAAAGTTTTCGAGTTAGAAAGTGATTTTCCAGTTCCAGAGCAGGCGATTTCCCTTGGCGGGGATCGGGGCATCGAATTTCTTCACGAGCGCCAGGTGCCAGGCGTAGCGGCCATCATCGTAATTTCCGAAAAGAAATTCGCGATGGTTCAGGTCCGCAAGTTCATCGCGCACGCGGGATGTTTCCTCGATGGAGACGAGCCGCGCGATGGCCACGATCGCGCCGTAGGGCAGGCCGCGGATCGCGGCGTCGACGTGATCCACGCGGCAATTCAGGATGTCGGCAAGCTGGCAGCGGAATTCGTTGCCGTGCATTGATGCGCCCAGCCATCGCGGGGGAAGTTTTTGCGCGGCGTGGATGGCAAGTTCGCCGCGGTAGGACGTTTGCCAGCATCGCGTCTCGATGCGCTTTTCACCTAGCGCGATAAGCGACGCCCACGGCTGCCAAAGCGTAAGTGCTTTCATGGTCGTCGCCACACTAAGACTCCCTGTGCCAGACGCAGCACCATGGCCTCACAATATCTTTCCTCGATTTCGATCCCGATGGCCGGACGCCCTAGAAGTTTCGCCGCGCAAAGCGTGCTGCCTGAACCTGCATACGGATCCAAAACTACCCCCCCCCACGAACGAAGTTTCGCAGGCCCGGTGATCCATGAAATTAGATCGATACACCAGCGCATCACGGCCACGGGTTTTTGCGTACCGTGCCAGCGGCCATCCGTTTTGCGCTGATCGCCGCTCGCCCATGCATAGCGTACGATCCGGGGACCGCCGGTGAGATTTGTCCACGCCAATTCCGCATCGCCGAAAAATGCATCCGGCTCCAGCCCGTCCCGCTTGTCCCAGATGATCCAAGAATTTGAATCCGGAAGCCGCGCGGCAAAATTGTTTCCGCCCCAAAGAATCATCGGGCAATCAAAGGGCAACAAATGGCTGGGATCAAATGCTTCATCGTCGCCGGTGACTTTCGGATGGTTTTGATGGGTCCGGCCCGGCATATTTTGCAAGCCTGGACGGATATCGATTCCGTAGGGCGGGTCTGTGATGATCGCGCCGGGCTTGATGTCCAACCCCGGAAGGATTGCCCGGCAATCGCCGTGGTAAATCGAAATCCCGTCCTCTTCGTAGTAGGGGCGCATAAAAACAGGCGCTACCCTTCGCAACTCAGGGCAAGCGGGGCGATTGGAGCGATTTTCCGGGGTTTCCTGGGCTTGGGGTAGCTTGGCCAGCCTATTTGCGCGCCACGGGCAGCCGCATTCGCGGCGTTGGCCCTTCTGGTATCAGGGTAAAGGTATCTCATGCCGCTTTACCCCGAGGGCCGAGGGGCTCGCCACAGCGGGCGTGGGATTTGAGCCACTCACCATCGGACATCCCCTGAGACAAGAGTTGGGCGCTCGTGCGGGGCTCCGGGACGTTGCCCGGACCGATCACGCGGCGGGCGCCGCAGCGGCATACCGCCGTGACGGTTTCGGGCGGCTCAGGATCGTGCCCGTGGAACAGGACGAAACTCGTCACTTCCAGGAATTCGGGATGGTAGTCCGTCAAGGGATGCTCTTTGCCGCACGCGCACACGATTTTCATACGGGTTCCCCAAAACAGAGAGCGCGGATTTCTTTCAGCCTCAAAACATCTCCAACCGTCCAACCCGTGCCGGTATGGGCAACGCCCGAAACACGATCGTAGAAGCGGATCATATCGAGCAATGCCATTCGCAATTTCACTTCCGATTCATCATGAGCGATCGCCGGAAGCGGTTTTCGCAGCAGCCCAGTTTTGACGGGCTTTGCTCGTGATGCCCGTCCGCCCACTTTGGCTGATTTCCGTTTCCGGCGATCGTTCACGGTGAGCAATCTTTCCGCAAAAGCGCCCCTTACCGGGGCCTTTTGCTCACTTCGCACATTTCCCCCGCGGCGGCGGATTTGCCGTCGATCGGCACCGCTGGCGGATCGGCGTGGACGGCTTCGGCCAGGTGCGGCTGAAACGTGAGCGGATGCAGAAACACCGGCATGCGTTCGGGGATTTGATAGATGACGAGTTCCCGGCCGCATAGCGGGCACAGCATCGGCCCGCGGCACTTGTATCCCGCCCGCGCCAGATCCTCGCTCGATTTGTAGGGCCAATCGCTCATGGTGAATCGGCTTTCTTTGCCTTCTCTTGCTGCCGACGCTTCCGCGAATAATTTGTCGATGCGATTCGCAGCGATTCAGAATTTTTCCGTAACTCCGCAACGATCTTTTTTCGAGAGTAATACCCCCATGCGATCTGACCGGAAAGGATTTCAATCGCCATTTTGATCGCGCTTCGATATCCGCCGGGGCTTCGTTTTCTGCTCATTTCTCGAATAAATCCTTTTGTTCGGCGCGGGGCGGCGCGGCGGGCACCGCCACGGGCGGGGCGGGGTGTGCTGGATCGAGGCAGCGGCCGAGACGGCCATCGTCGACCTGATGCTCCGTGTTGCGGCGGCATTTCAGGCACCAGCCCGTGGCCGTCAGCGTCGACTTTGGGAAGTGCTCACTCACGGGCGCGAGCCTCGATAAACTCCGAAACTTTGATCGCGAAGTCCCTGGCTTGATCTAGATCAATCAGTGTTCCCTTATAGGCGGCGGCGCCTATCAGCCATCCGGCGTAGAAATTCAACATCGAATCCCCTTTATCGTCAGGCAGTTCACCTGAAAGCTGATAGCGCCGCAAAAAGTCGCTAACTTTCACGCGACGGCGACCTGTTTTTTCATCGTCAGGCAGTTCACCTGAAAGCTGATAGCGCCGCAAAAAGTCGCTAACTTTCACGCGACGGCGACCTGTTTTTTCATTTCGGCGACGGCGCGGAAGGAATCGCCCTCGCGGGTTAGGAAACCGTAGCTCGTCAGCTTGGCGAGATACGGGCTTAGGATTTTTAGATTGGCTTTGTCTTTTAAGACGCCGCGGCGGCGCAGTTCGGCGCCTACGTCGGCGCGGTTTTTCTGTTTGTCAAAGAAACCTTCGTGGACGAGTAGGGCGAGCCGGCCGTCCATCGTGTCGCCCTTGGCGTGGATAATTTGCCGCTCCACCTTCACGCGAATCTCCGGGCGGTGCGAGAGGATTTCCAGGATGCCGGGATCGATCGCGGCCCGCTCTTTGACGTAGGCGTAGATTTTTTCCAGCGAATTGCCGTTGGCCGATGCAATCTCTTTTTCGGCATCGAGTACGCGAGACGAAATTCGCTCGTCGCGCTCGAATTCGTGATCCTCGAACGCGCGGACGCGCGCGGCCAGCGCGTCGTGCGCTTCGATCAGCGCCGCGTGCTCTTTCAAAAGAGCACGCAGCGGTGATTCGAGATTCGGCATATTGCGGGCCACATTGTAGGTATCCAAAAGCGCGGTTAGGACTTCCGCTGACGTTTTGGCTTGCGGCATCGAGGCCTCGCTTTCATTTGCATGGCGGCTCGCGCCGTCAGGATAGAACTGTCCGCGAAAAAGTGTTCCAGATACGGACGCATCGAGCGGAATTTCTCCGCTTGCACCCTCAGACGGGATAACAGCTTCGCCGGCACCGGAATCGCCGGATTGCGTAGTGCTTTCTGTGAAGGGTTGCTTGCCCTGAACGTCTTGTGTGAAGGGTTTTTCATCTTTGCCAGGTTCCTTTACCCTGAGCGGGCTTTCGGCACGCGAAGGGTTTTCGTTTAGGATTTGCGGGGACGGGATTTTTTCGGATTGCTCTCCACCGGAAAGATCTTCAAGAGTTCCCGAACGAACATCTGGCCCTCGGCCGGGCTGAAATCGAACGTGATCGAGATCCAATTCCTTCCCGGGGATGTGATCCTGGGCATCGGAATGCGAATTGCTTTCGACATCGCCATCAGGCACCTCTTGAATTTGAACTTGGAGTAACTGTAAGGGCGTAGTTTTGCCAGGGGTCTTGATCCCATCGTGAATCATCACGTGGGAATCCTTAAACGCGCGGAGCATTTGCCGGGCGCTCGACACCGATTCCTCGCCCTTGGCGATGGCCTGGGCGTGGAGCTCGGAATTCATCCAGGCGGGCTGCACGTATACCTTGGACACTTTTGCTTCGGGCGTGCGTACGAAGAATTCCCCGATCTTTAGGCGCGCAATGTCCACCGGACGAAGCTGCGGCATGAACAGGCCGTCTAGCGAGCGATCGATTTCGTGCGCTTCGGTTTGCACGCCGATGCCCACGATCGAGCAGGCGCGGAGCATGATCTTATCCACCGCGGCCATATCTTGCGAATCGAGCCACATGAAGTTTTTGTTCGCGCCAGCCTTGCGCACCAGCGTCTCGCACGCCATTTTTACCGGGGAGTTTTTCCCTTGCGGGACGAAATCCTGCGCTTCGGGAACGATCACGCGCACGCCCTTTTCGTGCTGGTACACCCATTCCATCACGCTGCGGATCACAAGCGCCTGGGTTTCCATCGCGTATTCGCGCAGGTCCATGACGTTCAGCCCGTCGTGCAGCGTTAATTTCTTCGTGTACGGCAGGCGAGCAAGCTGCGGCATCACAATATCGAAATACGCTTTCAGGGACGTGTAGACGCCGGCGTTGATCCCGCTCACCGGCTTGCGTGTGTACTTCCATTCCTTTTTCTTTTTTTTGCCGCGGCCTTTTTCGACGTAGCCGCCCTCGCCGCCAAGCAGCGCCTTGATGTTTTCGTGCACGTCTTTCAGCGTTCTGGCGCTGCGGGGATCCTCGCAGCACCGGATGATCCATGCTTCCTCGAAATTCAGCTTCCGTTGCTGCGACGCTTCCAGGATGGATTTCACCCAACGCCAGAGCGGTTGCTCCTCGTCGTTTGTCGGTTCGGAAAAGTACGGCGAAATCATGCGTCCGGTAAGGAATCCGCCCTCGCCCTGTTTCGTGATGAACGCCACGGCGCGCAATTCGCCGCGATAGGCGATGGCTTCCAATGCCGTGGTTTTCCCGGAGAGCTGCGTCTGGCCAAACCACGCCAGATGTCCCGTATCCGGGATTTCCACCCGCCGCCCCGTCCCGATTTCCCATCCGAGAAGAATCATCGCGAGACTCTGATATAGCCATCAAGGTTGTTTTCAAACGCTGCAAGTACTTTCCTAAGCCAAGGCAACGCATCCTCGGCAAGGCCCCAGCCATTTGGGGAATTCAGCTTTTCGTATTCGGGATAATTCTTTTCAAAATCGGCCACGCCCGCGCGAAGGGCCTCGATGTAGTCCGATGCGCGCTTGCCGTCACTTTCGTAGATCGCATCGAACACACCCGCTTTTCGCCACATCGGGATCACGTTGTGTGTGATGTTCGCGGAAAATAGTTCCTGCCCGCCGTGCAGATCGCCACCGCAATGCGGGCACTTCATCGGACTTTCGAGAGTGATATCTACGCTCACTTTTCCCCTTTACCCTGAACGCCCTTTGTGAAGGGCGGCTTAATTCTCGCCCGGCTCGCGGACTGGCGGCGCTGGCGGGGCGGCGCGTTTCGTTTTCATGCTGATCGTCAGGCTCAGGCCCATTTTGTCCGCCAGCGCATAGAGTTCCTTGATTCGCCGCGCCAGTTCCTCTTGCGCGCTCTCAAACTGCGGATTGGCGGGCGGCTTCGTCATTCCTGGCCGATCCGCACGCGTTTTTGGAATTCCACGATTTCGTTGTGTAACGCCGCCATCATATCTAGATCGCCCTGCGTCACCACGTCCACATCTCCGCCGCTCATGTGGTTCATCAGAATCCCGTAAAACGTCGTGGCGCCAGCATAGAAAGCGCGCTTCATTTCCCGGACTTGAATCGGCGGCGCGTCCGCGGGAAGTAACTGCCGCATTTGGTTCCAGCCTTCGAGAAGTCTCTGCCGTTCCATGTGTCCTCAGTTTGGAATGTGAATTCGACACTCTTCCCCGGCGGCTTTCAGATACCCCAGTAAAAACCCGCGGCGGCGCAGGCTGACGCGCGTGCCCAACATCATGCTGAAAAAAACGCCTTGCGCTTCGTTTACGGCGTCCGCGCACATCATGGCCGTGACGGTGCGCGCCTGGATGGTGAGGGCATCGCCGTGCGCCGTCAGGAAATGATCGGCCCACTGTTTTGTGGGCCACATGGGGAATTTTTCGCCGCAATGCTCGCAGCACGTGGTTTCGCCGGCACAGATTTCCGCTACCATCTCGGACGGCATTCTGCCCGGATTCGGCCCGCCCACGATCAGCGTGGCAGCCTCGACGTCGCGAATCCACGCGGGCTCGGGTTCAGTGGCGAGTGGTGAATGGCTAGTGACTAGCTTTTCTTGCATTTGTCGTTTCCTTCCAGAATTTGCGATATCTCGTCCTGAGTGCCATTAACTGATCGTGATTCCTCGTGATCCAGTCCAGGACTCTAAAGCTATGATCCCATTTTATTTTCTTGGCCTCGGCGCGAAGCTTTGCGTGGGCCGGTTCTTCGCAGCACGGATCGTATTCTTCCCCATACACGTGCTCCGCCACATTAAATCCGCACTTGGCCCTATCGAACGGATAGGTGGCTTCGATCCAGCCGTCGAGCATCGCGATCATTTCTTTGTCGGTCACTCCGCCCTCGCCGGCCGTTGCCAGCCGTCAGTGTGGCCATCGGGCCAGATGTGCGTGTAGGCCGCGCCGAGCACGCCGTCCACCACGTGCGGCGTGATGGCCCGCGGGATCACCCACATCGGCCCGGTGGCAAAGGAAGAATTGCCTGGCGGCGGCAGCGTGAGCGATACGCCCATCACTTGCTGGATCGGAGAGCCCCACGGATGATTTAGGTCCAAAAGAATCGTGCGCGCGCCGTCGCCAAGGATCGCGTTCTGGCAATCCTGATGCGCGACGTCGATTTGCCGCTTGGCTTCCACGGCATCGCCCATCGCTTCCAGGATTTGCTTGCGCGCTTCGACGCTCAGTTTTTGAGCCTGGGCGGTGTCTGCCTGTAACTCCCGGCGCATTTGATCGACCTGAATCAATCCCGGAATCGCCCCGATCACGATCCCTAGAAGTACGAACTTCACTGCGCGCAACACGCTATTTTGTGGGTTTTCCATTGGTCAGCCTTTCCGCAAAAAGCGCCCCTTACCGGGGCCTTTTGCTTAATCGCACGGATCATTTACTACTCGCGCGACGTCGAGATCGTATTTCCGACTTCGGAACTTTTCCTTTACTGGCCGGCCGCTGCGCAGATCGTCGATCACTTCCAGTCGCGGGAGCACCACAGCCCCACGCGGTACAGAATTTGGCGCCCTTCGTGATCCATTTCATACCCACGGTTTCCACTTACTCGGTATCATCAATCTACGGCGCGTTGGGGGCCGTTTGTTTTCAAGA